AGGCGAAGGTGGCGGCATACATGCTCCTATCTATATCACAGCATCGACTAGCGCACCGACGATTACAGTAAACCCGACTAGTGGAGATCTAAACACCAATAGATTTAGTCTGATGGGAGTACAAGTAGTCGGTGCCCTTGGACAGAATGCCGTATATGTAACAGGTACAAGCCCAGTACGCATGTTCATGCAGGACGTGTGGATCACAGCCAATGCTAGCGGTGGAGTAGGATTTGGATATGTGCAAGACAACACAGGAACAGGAACTGTAGCCAATGCTGATAGTTTAAAACTAAGTCAGAATGGTACCGGAGATGTATACTGTATCAATATTGTTAAAGGTTCTGCTACATTTAATGCGGTTGAAACCAGCGGCGCGACACAAGTTGCCGCAGTACAGACAGGCGCAAGCCTGACACTAAATGCTAGCGAACTTGATGCCAACGGTGATATTGTCTGCGAAACATATGGAACTGGTACACTAACAATTACAGGTAGTGTTATCACAAATGCACAAGCCAATTCTAGCGGTATTCAAGCTAATGGTGCTGGAACACTATTAATTGGTAACTGTATATTCAGCATACCTACAGGTACAGGTAGTGCTATTAAAAATGCCAGCGGAGTTTCGTTCCCGAGTGCAGGGTATCCAACGCTAGCCTACGGCGGTGTGGTGTTTACTACAGGTTATAATACTACAGTTGATCTTACATTCTTGCTAGTACCACAGAGTACAGCAACTGGAACTATTGTTAATTCAACATTAGTAAGTCCAACAGTTAATACTAGTATCTTAGCAGGTACAACAACGGTAGCTTTATTAAACACTACTGCTACTACATTAAATATTGGCGGCGCGGCAACAACACTAACAGTAGGCAATACAGCAACAGCCGCACAGACTGTCAGCATGTTTACTGCATCGACTGGAGCAAGCACATATAATTTAGCTACTGGCGCTACTACTAACGGAACTACTAAAGCAATCAATATTGGTTCTTCGGGAGTAAGTGGATCGATAACAAACATTTCATTAGGTAGCAGTGTAAGTGGTGCAACTGGTACAGTCACTATCAACGGAACTGCTATTAACGTTGCTACTAACAGCAGTTCGGCCGTTACTACTACATTTGGTCCACAAGTCACAGCGAATATATTAAAGATTGCAGGAACTTCTGCCGGAACTGTTAGTTTAACAAGCGATGTGACAACTGGCACTGTAAATATATTCACAGGAACTACGACTGGTGCTATCAATATTGGTTCTAGTTCAAGTGCTGTGACAGCATATCCTGCGGCAGGTACTACGGCATCGGCTGCATCCGGAATCGGCTACATGGGTATGCCGCAAAACAGCAAAGCTACTACTTACAGTACAGTTATTGGAGATGCAGGCAAACATATCTATGTAACTGCTACAGCAACAATGACTATCGATGGCAGTGTTGCTTATCCTATAGGAACTACTATAGCATTCATTGCGGCATCGGGTGCAACAGCAACTATCGCAATTGGAACAGACGCTATGTATTTTGCTAGCACGGGCACTACCGGTTCACGAACACTTGCTCCGTTTGGAATGGCCACCGCAGTTAAAGTGGCTTCGGGAATTTGGTTTATTAACGGAACAGGACTAACATAATATGACTGGTATAATGATGCATGGCATGAGCCATAACATAGTAAGTGGTCCTACAGTAGTCTACAATCTAGATGCAGCCAATTATTCTGCGGTACCTACAAACGGATCGACAGTCGCTGGTAGCAGTTATACATTAACAGTAAGTAACACAAATTCAAGGATCTCATGGAATAGTGCCAATGGAGGAGTATTTAGAAGCACCTATATTGGAGATGCTATGGGAGATTATATAGCTGGCGGTCCAAATTACAGTGCCGGAAATCAAAGTTACACTATATTTCTAGCATATAAGTTATCTACAACAAGTACAGGTCGATTGCTTAATACCAACAATGAAGCTGTTACTGATTTTCTTCTAGGAGGATACAACGGCCGACCGCAGGTTTATTTTACATCAGCTGTCAATGTCAACTTGAATGGTTCTGCTCCAGATACAGTATGGCATCTGGATTGGGCAGTATTTGATAGAGTTTCTGGGTTAGCAAGATTATATTCTGCAACTAGCTCGCAGCCGACAACTTATCTTTATACAGCGACAAATACAGGCACTAAAGGCCCTAATCAGTTGAGATTGTTTAATCGAGCAAGCGGCACAGAAGCACATCCTGCTGATATCGGCGTAGTTAAAGTATGGAACGGTGCGCTGACATTGGCTCAGATACAAAATGAATATGCCGCTTACAAGACACGATTTGGATATTAAACTAGCAGATAATGAAACCAGCTAAATACAAGATAAAGAGAGTTAACTATGCATAAAGACGCTACAGGAATTCACATAGAAGGGCATATAAAGATATTTGACCCTGTTTCTAACGAAGTTTATATCAATAAACGCAATGCGATCCACTATGAAAACATGAGTATCGCACTTGCCCAGTCTATGGCCAATTCCGGAACCGGCACAATTTACCAGATGAATTTTGGCAACGGCGGAACAGCAGTCGACCCAACTGGTATCATTACCTATCTTACACCAAACAGCAGTGGTTCTAACGCCAGTCTTTACAGCTATCAGTATGCTAAAGTAGTTGATGCAACCAGTGCCAACAACAAAGATCCTACTAGGAATTATGTTGAAACTAGACACGTAACCGGCACAAATTATACAGATATTTTCGTTACCTGCTTCTTGGATTACGGAGACGGGAACGGAATTCAACAGGCATTTGACAATGCTACAAATGCAAACAGCAGTTTTGTATTTGACGAAATAGGTCTAGTGGGATATCCAGGAGCTAATTCTTCAAGCAATGGACTTTTGTTAACACATGTTATTTTTAATCCTGTACAAAAATCATTAAACAGATTGATACAGATTGATTATACAGTGCGTATTCAGAGCTTAACTGGCTTGGCAGGAGCATAATCGATGTCATATACAGTTAATTTTACAGAAACAAATAATGCCAGCAAGGCGCCGATCACAGTTGCCGACCAGACAATCAATACGCAAACTGGTGTTACGTTTGTTGGAAAGAACTATTCGGGCTATGGTCCGCTAATCGCAGAAAACTTTTTGCATCTGTTGGAAAATTTTGCTAGCCCAAGTGCTCCAGCAACACCAGTACAGGGTCAGTTATGGTTTGATAATTCTTCAGGAACTAGTCAGCTTAAGGTAAACATTGACGGAACGGCTAATGGATGGCAAGCCGCTGGTAACGTTCGAAAAGCAACCGCAGCCCCTGACATTACCAATAGTATTCAAGGAGACCTATGGGTCGATACAGTTAATCAACAGCTAAGTCTGTATACTGGTAGCAATTGGCTATTAGTTGGACCTACATATAGTGCAGGATCTCAGACAGGCCCTATACTTGAAACTTTTGTCGATACATCCAATGTATCCCATGTAGTACAAAGTATTTTTATCAATAACAATCGCTCTATTGTAATCAGTAATACACAATTTACTCCAAAATCTACAATATTAGGTTTTGATATAATTAATAAAGGTATGAACCTTAATAGTTATGATCCGTCCAAGACTGGAGACTATTATAAGATTTATGGTACAATAAGCCAAGCTGATGCATTAACAGATAGTACATCTTCCACCGGTTATGCTAATATTAGCAGTTTCTTAAGAACGGATCAAGCAAGTACAACTAACTATAGATTAACTATTAGAAATGCCGAAGGGTTAACTGTAGGCACCGATACTGGAAGTTTGAGTATCAGTACCGATACAAGTAGTGCTACCGGTACTGCGGCATTTTATGCCAAGACAGGTAATAGCATCGAGTTTAGAGTCAACTATCAAGGTCTAGGATCTGCAACAGTTATGCATATTGATGCGGCTAAGTTTGTCGGCATTAATAAAACTAACCCAACCCAAGCATTAGATGTAGTTGGAGTCATTCAGACTGACAGCAAAGTTAAGATAGACGGAACAGCAGTTGATAGTTTTGCAACATCCGGCGGTGTGATTGTAGCTGGAACTTCATTATTAGAAGATGACATTACTTCACAAGGTCAGTTGTATATCGATTGGAGAAACAGTGCAGGTAACGTATTAACTGGCGCTGGAATATTGCCAGTTACTGACGGCGTCTACGACATTGGTACAACTACTGCTAAGTTTAATAAGATATACGCTAATAATTTTTATGGTTCCTTTAACGGCGTCTTTAGCGGTACAATTTCAGGAAGTGTTAGCGGAACAGCAACACGTTTAGCACAAGCATTGAATTTTACAATGTCTGGAGCAGTTAATAGTAATGTTATAGTTACAGATGGTTCTAATATTACAACGTATGCTACTTTAGGCCTAGCAAATAACAATAATCAGAATATTACATTTACTACTTCGTTATCAACTGATGCAATTAGTAAACCGACACCTTTAGATTCTGCCCAAGCAACTGATACTTTCTTAGTTTATCGACCAGGAAGTACCTCTCTTAATTCCATGAGCAGAGCTACACTAGTTTCTGGATTACAAGTACCAATCGGAACGATAGTTCCATATGCTGGAAAGATTCTGCCTCCGGGATGGTTATGGTGCGACGGTAGTGAAGTTCTAGTTAAAGACTACGGAGCATTAAACAATGTCATCGGTTCAACAGCAGGATATCTGTATAAACCTGCGGCTCAGCTAATAGGTTTTAATAACAGTACATTTGCATTGCCTGATCTAAGAGGAAGATTTCCTTTAGGATTAGATAATATGAATAATGGTTTCAGTGTAATCATTGATGCTAATAAAGATACTGCAAGTGCCGGTGGCGGCGCATCTGGAAGATTAGGCGGTGCAGTAACTAGTACCGAAGTCGGCGGAACAGCTGGTACATATCAAGTTACTCTTACTAAATCAAATCTTCCGGCCCATACACATACTCTTAAGGGAGATAAAGGAACTCAGTACTATGCAATACGTCCAATTGCAGGCAATCCACAAGACGGAGATGCTGGTACAGGACAAGGTCCTGCGCAATTAGCAGCCGCCCAAGCGCAATATTTGTCTAACTCGGGGCCAGTAACAGTTGATTCAGGACAGACGATTGGAAATCCTGTTAATATTATGAATCCTTATTTGACAATCAACTATATTATATTCACTGGAGTCGTTTAATGAGCTATACCATTTATAAGTCAGATTCTACTCAATTAACACAGATATTAGATGGGCAGATAGATCAAACAACTACTAATCTTACTTTAATAGGAAAGAATACTAGTAACTATGGTAATTATTTTAACGAAAATTTTATCCATTTACTAGAGAATTTTTCCAGTGTATCTGCTCCTAATCATCCAGTCACTGGACAATGCTGGTATGATTTAAATACAGGCCGACTTAAAGTCTATGACGGTAATTTATTTAAAGTAACAGGCGGTGCATTAGTAAGTGCAAGTGTACCGGCACAGCTAGCCGCTGGTGATATTTGGATTGATAGTACTAATCAGCAGATGTATTTTAATGATGGGTCGGCTACTGTATTGGCAGCTCCGATCTATACAAAGAACCAAGGTGTTTCTGGGTTTAAGACTTATACTATATTGGATCTTTACAGCGCACCTCACACAGTATTATATTTTTATCTCGCAGGAAACCTGATAGGAATACACAGTTTAGATACATTTACACCATTAAATCCTATACCAGGATATACGACAGGGCAATTTACAGGCAGTCAGTCGGGTACTACGTTAACTATTACCGGTGTTACCACTGGACAGATCAGTATAGGTCAGATTTTGACAGGTTTAGGTATTGCATCTAACACAGTTGTTACTGGTTTTAAAACAGGATCTGGTGGCGCAGGAACATACACAGTTAGCACAAGTAACACAGTCAGTTCTACAACGATTGTTGCTAGCAACAAAGTGATACAGGCAGGTTTTAATGTTTCAAGCTATCCGGGGCTAACATTCAATATGCCAGTATCGACAGCATCTTCGCTTTTAGCTACCGATGGAACTATTAAAACAGTTTCTAGCTTCATGTCAACGGGCGACGATAGCGGAATAACTATCACGAATAATACTATATCTATCACAGCTGATAACTCCTTACAGTTAGGAAGCCAGCAGAGCAGTAAGATTTATTCAGGAATCGATGCTTTTAAGATACAATCTACAGCACAAGGCGCAGTTTTTCAACTAGATGTATTGCCTACAGGTGGATCTAGTACCACAGCAATGTATATCAATACAAATGTGGGAGAAATCGGCATCTACACTTCTACTCCTCAAGCTACTTTGGATGTAAATGGTGGTGCGATTGTCAGAGGTAACCTTGTACTAAAAGGGACAAGTATAACAATCGAGACTACGGCAACCCCAGCTAGTAGTAGTGCCGCAGGAACTCCGGGGCAAATTCAATGGGATTCAGGTTATGTGTATGTTTGTGTTGCTTCTAACACTTGGAAACGTACTGCCCTGTCAACCTTTTAATAGTTAGCGATAAATATAAGAAACGAGGAATAACTGATGTCATATACGATCCTAAATTCTAGAGGAACTCAGCTAACAGTAGTAGCTGATGGTACCTTGGATAACACACTTTCTATCAAACTGATAGGTAAAAATTATGCTGGGTACGGTGAAATACAGAATGAAAACCTAGTATATATGCTAGAAAATTTTGCTAATTCAAACGGCCCAAATAATCCACAAGTTGGGCAATTATGGTTTGACACAACTTATGGAAAGTTACGTGTTTGGGACGGTAGCAACTATCGTGTTACTGCTGGATGCGAAATTACTTCAACAAATTTACAACCTAGCGGATCTAAACAGGGCGAATTTTGGTACGATACAGTTAACAAACAAGTTTATGTAAACACTGGAAGCGGATATGTCCTCGTTGGTCCGCAGAGTACAGGCAATACAACGACTCAGATGCAGTCTGTAACTGTTACAGATACGGTTGGCGGAACACACCCTGTGATTTTAGCCTACGTCGGCGGCCAAGTACAATATATCATTAGTTCGGACACTTTTACACTAAACCCTGCTATTGCTAGTAATCCAAACAATGGATTTAGTTCGATCAATAAGGGTATTAATTTAGCTAATTCTTCCACTAATGTTAATAGTCAGTTCACTACTACAACAGGAAATACCAATAGATTCTGGGGTACTGCAACAGATTCGGATAGTTTAGGCGGTTATCCAGCTACAGCATATTTGCGTAGTGGTAATGCAGGATTTACAAATACAGTTCAGTTCAGTAATAACGGATTCTGGCTCGGCGATAACAGGGATATTTTGTTTAGTGTCAGCAGTAACGTTCCAACATTGGCAAATATACAAAGTTCTCAACTAGTATTTCAAGTCAAAGTCAATGGTGCTCAAGTAAGTCCTTTGACAGTATCTGGAATTAATATCATTCCAGATCAGAATACAGCAGGTCAAGCAACGATTGGTACTCAAAGCCGCCAATATAACACAGTATACGCTACTAATTTTTCAGGAACAGCTACACAGTCTAGTAGCTTGTTAGAAAGCGTGAGCAACGGATATCGTGTAGGTAATACTGGTACTGTACAAAATACTGTTGCAGTTCGAGATAATAACGCAGACTTGTTTGCTAACGTATTCCAGGGTATTGCTAGTTCAGCAGACTACGGAGACTTGGCAGAAAAATACACAACAGATAAAGAGCTAGCACCAGGTACAGTAGTTTGCGTTGGCGGCACCGAAGAAATGAGAGCTGTAGAAGACGGTGATTTTGCAGTAGGCGTCATTTCAACAGATCCAGCTTATATGATGAATTCGGGATTAGCTAATGGTACATATGTAGCATTAAAAGGACGAGTTCCTTGCTATGTTACCGGACACGTAAAGAAAGGCGATCGTTTATCTGCCGCAAGTACAGGATATGCAAAGGTTGCAGAACCTGGCGAGCATGTGTTTGCAGTCGCAATAGAGACATTCGAAGGTATTGTTTCTCCAGGTAAGATCGAAGTTTTAGTATTGTAAGGAAAACAAATGCCAACATCTGGAACAAGAATATTAGCATCCGATTTTAATAATATCTGGAACTTGGTAAACAACGTGCTAGGTATCGGAAGCGGCCAATATGGTTTTTATCAAACACTAGCCAGTAAACAAGTTGGTGTTGGCGCTAGATTTTTACTCAGCGATTGGGTTAATCTTAGATCCGATTTGTTAAAAATTGGAACACACCAAACTGGAAGTATCAGCGAAGGTACTAATTTGCAACTTCCTGGTAATTTAAAACCTACTACGATTTCAAGTGCTACAGTTCCAGTATTAGATGGTGGATTATATAAGGTTACATTTGCGATACCGATCCAAACCGTAGCTCCTAATATAGGATCTGCTTATAAAATAACAGGATGTGCTAATACTGCTTACAATGGTACATATATTGCTACCGATAGTACCACAACTAGTATTACTGTAAAATACAACAACAATCCTGGTATATACAATCCTACTAAACCAGTTCTTATTGCCAGCATTTTAACATCGTCTCTGGTTACACAGTATCAGAATTATGCCAATAGTGTCTATCAATTAGCTAACAATAATATTGTTAATATAGTTGGAACAACAACAACAGGCCCTCAGCCTAATGTCATGCTAACTAGCCAAGCTGAAATCGTTATGGTAGGCGCTACAGTATCAGGGCCTGGTATTTCTGCTGGAACAGTAGTAACTAGCGTAGTGCAAGGATATAGCATTACAATGAATAACAATGCAACTAGCACAAATTCTAGTGCAAATTATGTTATTACGTTATTGTTTGGAAAGAAAACACTAGCAGCCAATCAATCTGCGACCACTACACTAGCAACAGTTAGCAGATCGACTTCATGGAATCAAAACATTCAGACGATTGCTACATTGACTTTTAGAGATTCTAACGGAAATATCAGTTACGATGCCGCAAGAGCATTTTTTAATGCAGGAAGCCAGATAGAAATAGCACCAAGTATATCCGGAACATTCAGTGCCGGTTCGAGTATTAAAGATCAAACGTGGCAAACCATGTTTAATCAAGTCGGAAAAGTCATACTTAAGGCTAACTATACCACACAGGACAATACCAGCACAGGCGGTTCTGGGTATGATAGTAATAGTAGCAATCCTAGTACACCAACCCCAACAGGCTGGTTTCAGCTTACTACGGTTCCTACTTTGATTTATACCAAATATGCACCTAGTGGTGCATATGCTACTAATGCTTTCTATGTTTACGCAAGTCTTGATGCGACTGGAACACAACTGTTAATAACAGCACAATTCCAAGATAACGCTGGCGGAACAATTGACGAAAACGTCGACGGAACGATTTCTGTAACGTTTACTAGTACCTATGCTAGCGGGTCAAATGTGTCTACAATCCCGCCATTAGCAGGCACTACACCACTACAATAAAATTTTCTTGGTATGACACAGCCAAGATAATTAATATTACTATCAGGAACAACAATGTCGGGACAAGGAACTTTAGTATATGCCGCAGATTACAATGCTATACAAGCTATAGCGGCTAAAGTGCTAGGTGCCCCGACTGATGCTCTGCCACAATTTGGTTACAATCAAGGTTTGTTGAGCACACAGGTTAGCAACGGCACACCGGCTAATAAGATTTCGGTAAATCAATGGTCAAATCTACAGAGAGATCTGATCTACGCTAGAATACATCAAAATGGAAATGCAGCCAACGAAGCTAGTTTACTTGCAATACCTAATGATACAAACGTAGTTTCCGAGCCCTTTAGATCGTCATATGCTAATTATGCACAGACTGTATTAACAAATGCCGCAGTAGCGGCTCCGAGCCAAGTTAGCACTACTAATATTGCTACAGCGATCGGTACGGCTGCAAGGATAAATGCGTGGAACGGCAATATATACAGCGGCATAACACTGGATTTTGGTAATTTAGCCGCAGCCAGAGCGTTCTGGAATGCGGGAGGAAATATATCGATAGCAGTTTCTCTTAGTGGAAATTTCAATACCAAGAGTGTTGCTAAAGACAATACTTGGGCCGGCATGTTCGGCGCTATGGGCACTATAACAATCAATAGAAATACTACAACTATTACCGGATCGAGCACGGGCGGATATACTTGCACACCGGTTGCTAAAGGATATTTTGATCTTACGACAAGTAGCCAACTACTTTTTACCTGCATTCCTCCTTCCAGCGGTTCTTATGCGGCAAATAGTTTCAAGGTATTTGCTTATATAGATGGTAGTGGCAGATATCTCTATCTAACGATACAATATAATGATGATTCGACGGTTACGTCAGGAGCCAGTGCAACATGGGGCGGCGACGAATATGTTGATGGTATACTAACTCAATATATCGGTTGTACTAGAGCTAGTGGTAGCTATGTTTCTTCAAACCCGCCGGGGGTTGTTTTTACTGGAGATTTGACTAATATGTCTGGCGCTCCAGCTTTGTATGGATTATCTGCCGACAAATATGTTGTAAACGAAGGCGAATCGTTCACAGTTACTTTGCAGACACAGAACGTTAACAACGGAGCCATCAAATATTACACAGTTTCGGGTATGAATAATACTCCTAACAACGTTTCACGCTGGTCCTGTACCAGCTCATATTTTACCGTTAATAATAATACTGCTTCATTGGTCTTTACTATTAACAGCGACCTGTACTCAGACGGCACTAGCACTATGACTATATCGGTAGATGGTCTGACCAGTATCAATGTTACAATAAATGATACTTCCAATACACCTAAGAATGTAGTAAACTATACTACCTTTACAAACTTCACAGTACCTGATGGTATATTTAGAATTGGAGTTGCTATGGTCGGTGGCGGTGGAGGTGGAGGAAACTATGCCGGCGGAGGAGGAGGTGGCGGACAAGTCGTTACGACTACACTAGATGTATCCCCGAGACAAAGTTTAACATTTAATCCCGGCCAAGGTGGCGCCGCAGGAGCCAATGGCGGAACTAGCACGTTTGGTGGATTAACAGCCTTGGGAGGTTATGCGGGATCGGCAGGCTCGGGATATGCAGGAGCCAAAGGTGGACAATCTGGACAAGGTTACTCCGGTGGCAATGGCGTGACTACTCCTACACCGTACTTGCAAGGTGGAGGAGCTTCAAACAATGCTGTTTATAGATTAGCAGGTGGCGGCGGCGGCGGCCAAGGCGGCACAGGCGCAGACGCTACACAGGATGCAAATAATGCTGTCGGCGGCGTCGGCGGTACTGGATCTATTATATCGACACTATGGGCTAACTATGGTGTAAATACGGCATACTGGTGGGGCGGCGGTGGCGAAGGAGGTAGCAGTGGAATAGAAGGAACTGCTAATTCAAGTTATGGTGGCGGAGCCGGAGGCGGCCACGACCAAGCTGGATTTAATGGTACTGGAGGAACTGGCGGAGGCGGCGGGGGCGGCGGCGTTACAATCGGCGGCGGAACTTATACTGGTACTTACGTTTCTGGAACTATTACTGGTAAATCCGGCGGGCTAGGCGGCAACGGCGGTATCGTAATCTATTGGCCGATATAAAAAATTCTCTCTAACATCTTGACTTGATAATTACTTGAGTATAGAATAAAGACTCGAGGAATCATTATGGATGAAAAGATAGAAAAAGCATTTGGCGTAGCCAATTACATGAGTACGTTGAGCAATCAGCGTAGAATCATTTTAGAAGAATATAACCAAAAACTTACATATTATATTAACGGTGCTACATTTCGAGTAGATTATAGCTTAATTAATTTTGCTAAAAATTTGATAGATATGGGCCATGTGGACGACATAGTTTTTGTAGACGCTAATAATCAACCAGTTGTAATCAAAGATGTACAAGATTTCCTCGATAATATAGTCAGTGTTTATTTCGAAGCAGTAAATGAATATCAGACTAAGTTTGCAGAGATTAAACGCAAACGCAGTGTTAGAGATCTTGTAGAACTATGACCACGGGCTGTGTTATCTTTGCTCAGAACACAGTTGGCGTAGATTATGTAAAATTAGCATTATTCGCGGCAAAACGTGTAAAACAATTTCTATCCATACCGGTAAGTCTTGCTACTGATAGCATGGACTATCTATCATTTTATCCCGAGCACACAGAAGTATTTGATAAAATTATCAACGTATACGGATCTAACAATCAACAGAAAAGATTCTACGACGGTACGCTAGCATTTCAAACTAGCGAATGGAAAAATCTAACTCGTAATCAAGTATATAATATAACACCCTATGATCGAACACTAGTGATTGATAGTGATTTTATAATCAATACCGATACGCTTGTTCGTGCTTTAGAAAACGATTATGAATTCCAGATTTATAAAAAGAGTTTCGACTTAGCCAGTTGGCGCCCAGATACTTTTAGTAGGATAAATCAGCACAGCATACCTTTTTATTGGGGTACTGTTTTTATATTTGAAAAAACTCCTAGCACAGAATCTTTCTTTAATTTGATCGAACATATTAAAACTAATTGGGAATATTTCAGGATAGTTTATAAGATCGATAGCCATTTGTATCGCAATGATTTTGCTTTTAGCATAGCTATACATATAATGAATGGTCTTACAGAAGGCGACTTCGGATGGGAGTTGCCGGGCAAGATGAATTTTACATTAGATAGAGATTTCATTATTAGTATGAAGGATTCTAGTATGCAATTCTTATTGGAAAAGCAACATTATCCAGGAGAATATACCTTGGTTAAGACCAATAATCTTGATATACATGTTATGAACAAACAGAGTCTTACTAGATTGATCGACGGAGGCTATGGTGTCTAAAGGTTATGTAATCCTTGCACAAAATACCAGTAGTGAAGATTACGTAAGGCAGGCTTATGCACTGGCTTTAAGTATACACGCTACACAACAGATAACAGATGTTACCTTATTAACAAACGACGAAGTCCTAGAAGAATACAAGCATGCATTTGACAAGATAATTCCTATACCGTGGGAAGATACTGTTAGTAGATTTCGAGCAGAAAATCGATGGAAAATATATCACGTCACGCCGTATGATGAAACAATAGTCTTAGACAGTGATATGCTGATGCTAAAAAATATCGATGACTGGTGGTGGTATGCACAGGATCATGATTTACTATTCTGTACACAGACTCTGAATTTCAAGGGAGAAAAAATCGATAATAGTGCTTATCGTAAAACCTTTACAGAGAATCGATTACCCAATGCCCATTTTGCCCTACATTATTTTAAGAAATCTGAAACAGCAGAATATTTTTATAAAACATTAGAATTTGTTGTCAACAACTGGGCATGGTGCTATGGAAAATTTGCACCTGAGCATTATCAAGATTGGTTGAGCATGGATTTAGCCGCAGCCATAGCATTAGAAATGACAGGTTTAAATCCATGCGCAGATTCATGTAGTCCTTTTAAATTCGTACATATGAAACCAGGTGTGCAAGGTTGGAATCCTGTACCTGTATCTTGGACCAATACGATCCCTCATATTTTTACTCGAAGAGGTGATATGATAGTTGGAAATATAAAACAACAATGTCTTTTCCATTATGTAGAAAAGGACTTTGTAAAAGACAGTGATATAATAGTTAAGCTCAAGGAGTTAATAGATGGAAGATGAATATCTATCAGATGAAGAACTTGTAAGGCTTACTAATTTAAAAATAATAGATTCCTATCGAATTTATTACCAAGAAGACACCGGAGATATCTACTCTATAACAAATGAAGTATTGCCGACTGATTGTCGTCATGTTGAAGTAGAGTTCGGAATCGTCGAAAGATTTCTCACAGGCAAAGATAACTTTATCTTCTACAGATTAGAATTCGACGACGAAGGAGCTATTAAATTTTCTAATAAAAAAGATAGTCCTGTGCTGTTTAAAAGTAACATAATTGAATATGTGCGATTGAATGCCGCAAGCGATCCTGTATTACAAGTTGATTGGACACCCAACGGATGGGTTTTTAAACTAGATAAAAAATTTGCAGATTCTCCAAAAGGTAAAAGTATCAATAGCAAGTTGAATTTCTTTGTAACAAAAGAAGACAACATAAACTATCTTATTAGAAGCATAGAGATAAAATTAAAAAATCTTCTATCTGATGATGCAGTTATTGTTGAATTTGTTGATCCGGATGAAAACAACATATATAAAATTGCAATGTTTACTTTACCTTTCTTTGAATCGTATGGAATGAGAATTAACCATGAGTAAAATTAAAATTATTGAACAAGATATCATTTTTCTTAGTTACGATGAACCTAATGCAGAGATGAACTACGCTAAGTTGTTAGAGATAGCACCATGGGCTAAACGTGTACATGGAGTTAAAGGAAGCGATGCCGCTCATAAGGCATGTGCCGCTACAAGCGATACAGAATATTTTATTACAGTAGATGCGGATAATATCGTAGATCCAAAATTTTTAGAAGTAGAAGTAGATATAGATGAACTAGGTCTTACGCCTGACCATGTTTTTAGTTGGTGCGGAAAAGTACATGTGAACAATCTTGAATATGGAAACGGTGGATTAAAAATGTGGACACGCAAATTTGTCAACGAAATGCGTACCCATGAAAATTCAGAAGAAGGCGATGACCGAGGAAAAGTAGAATTTTGTTTTGATAATAGATACTATCAATTCAATGAAAATTATTCAGAAAGTTTTACTAATGAAAGTCCATTCCAAGCATGGCGTGCCGGATTTCGAGAAGGCGTAAAGATGTCTTTGGATCAAGGTAGTAAAGTTGAAAATTTAAGAAAAATATGGTGGCAAAATTATCACAGGCTATTAATATGGTGCAGTGTGGGTGCTGATGTTAAGAATGGTATATGGTCGATTCTTGGCGCAAGAGAAGGTTGCTGGAAGACCAACTGTACTGATTGGGATTATGCTAATGTAAGAGATTTCGATTACTTGACTAATTTGTGGGAAACTACTCACGCATTAGCTGACCCTGAAGAATATACAAAATATATTAATTTTTTAGGCAATGAATTGCGTGAAAAATGTAAATTAGAAATCAGCAATCTGGATAGCAGTGGTAGTAAATTCTTCAAGACCGTGTATAGCAATACTCCGCGTATAATTAGGAAAAGATAATGTACGATATAATTTTCATCAGCTATAATGAACCCAATGCAGATGACAATTTTGCAAGGTTACAGAAACGATTTAGTTCCCCAACACTAAAAAGGGTAGATAATATAGATGGCATACACAATGCTCATATAGCTGCCGCTAGAAAAAGTATGACTAAAATGTTTTGGGTAGTTGACGGAGATGCAGAAGTATTAGATACTTTTGATTTTAGTTATCAAGTTCCTAGCAATGAAACAGAATATGTGCATGTCTGGCGTAGTATTAATCCAGTTAATGACCTTGAGTATGGATACGGCGGTGTTAAATTACTTCCTAAAAAACTAGTAATGAATTTGAATCCTGAGACTGTAGATATGACCACTAGTATTAGTCAGTTGTTTAAACCTATGCCAGAAGTTAGTAATATTACTGCTTTTAATACAGATCCTTTTAATACTTGGAAAAGCGCATTTAGAGAATGTGTTAAGTTATCTAGCAATATCATAGCTAGAGCTGACGATACTGAATCGCTATCTAGATTAGCTGTGTGGTGCAGTATGGGCGAGGATCGCGCCTACGGGCCTTTCTCTATTGCAGGAGCATTGGCAGGAAAAGCATATGGCGAAAAAAATGCCTCTAACATAGAGGCATTAAAGAAAATAAATGATTTTGGATACTTACAGAATTTGTTTAATCACCAACAAGTTCTGAAGCCATTGGAAATATACTAGAAATAACTCGAGCACAAGCAATAGCAACTTCTTGATGTTCTAGCTGAGTACCATTTGCACTGCGTAGTTCGATAAAATGTATCCAGCTACGTAGTGTTCCATTCATATACAATCGACTTTCAATAAGACCTTCCGGTAGCACAGCACGAGCTTGTTCTTTAGCGATGCCGTTTACAATAGCCCATTCGTATGCTTCTCGGCATTTTGTAATAACATCTCGTTGTATGTTTTCCCAACCTGCGGCTAAGAAACGATCTGCATCATTACTTAGATCCAATGCTACGCTGTTCTGTCTATTCTTGGCATCTTGGAGACGTGCGTCTCGATATACGAATGATAGATCTTTCGTTGGATCAGCGTAGCGTTGGCTAAATTCTTGAAAGCTAAAACTTCTGTGTCTAAGGATTTGTCGTGCGATATCTCTGGTTGTTGTGATTTCGATGCAGGCTGAGACCATTTCGAGTGGCGACCAGTGTTGGTGTTTGACCAAGTATTTGATGAGTTTTGCTGATGTTTCGGTGTTAAGTTGGTTGCTTGGATTGCTGACACGGGCGCAATACGCAATGAGTTCCTGCGCATCTTCGATGCCCATGTCTGCAAATTCCTGTGTAGGTTGGGAGTAACTGAGTAGCCGAACATTCATTATAACTTCTTTCTTAAAAACTTCTGTGTGCTTTTTTCGATATCTGATTTCACCCGAGCGGTATCTAACTTAAAGTCCACATTGTCAATTGTATCTTCGTAGTTTTTAACTAGCTCTGCTAGTTGTTTCTCAAAGACTACCCAACCTTCCTTGCGGGCTTCTGCTGTGATCTTAACTTCCCATTTTTTGCCATCTTTGAAATTAATCAAAACTGTAGTCAGATATTTTAGCGGTAATACATTTAATTGTATATCTGCAAAAACTTCTGGCCAGTGATCGATGACATCCTTGGGAAGACTTTTCCCGGATGATGTCACTTTGTCTTCTTCGTTGGCGCTATTTCTTCAGCTTTGCGTCGCATCTCGGCAGCTTGCTTACTCAACTTATCTGCTTGGCTGCGATAAAACTTAGCTTCATCTTCTGGCGTATCAAAAGAAGTAGGCTCTTCGGTTACTGTAGCCGGCACTTCTTTTACAGTAGCAACATCTTGAACTTGTGACTTTGTTTCAGGCTTCAGCTCAGTAATACCGCTCTTGATAGACAATGCATCAATGGTAGTTCCCATTTGGTCAGCAATGATCTGATTCAATTCGCTTAACTGTACACTGATGCCTGAATTAGGAATCATATCGATCTGATCAGTCGAAACTTTGATTAATCTATTCTGTGTATGCAAAGCCGCTAGCATATTGCTACCGTCTGGAAATTGGCTACGAGCCATAACTTCTCCAAACTCATTTGCATTTTGTCCAGCTGGACTTTCGACTAGATTGATTAATGAATCATGATATGATTCTGGTAAATTTTCTGTAGGTGCAATCAAACAATTGAATGCATCACCGGGTAATGTACGAAACACTACCACTACTTTCTTGTTTGTAGATCTAACGCGACCTACGTGTTTAGTATCTGCCATAATTAGGCTCCTTTTTGTGGCGCTTGAGCGGCACTTTGTTTAGCAACGGCATCTAGGAAATTAGACAACTTCATGTAAACTTGTCCAACCATCATCATTTCAGCTGGCTTAAATGCACCTCTTGTGCTAGCTACATCGATAATGCTCTTCATTGCGCTAAGATCTTGAATGCTAAGATCTGCACCCTGCTCTTGGGCTGGTGCGTTTTCCTGTGTCTGTTCTTGTGTTGTTTCAGTTGTGTCAGTCATGGTGTCTCCTTATCATTATCTACACATATTAATTATCTCGGTTATTTTTGTGGATAGGCAATCTTGAAGAAGCTGAGTTCTTTCTCTTGCTCGAATCCAATACGAGTTACATTAACTATTGAGTTGTTATGATCTAACTCTAGATCTTGCCCTATGTAATACCTGCCGTTTAGATTATTTTTAATCCATGCATCTAACGCTTTTGCATCCGATGGGCGAAAATCGGGCAAAGTGGTATATGTAAAGTGAGGAGCGGCAAACTCAACCCTACGCAGTCCAAAATAGTTTAGTGGATTGGGTTTGCCATTCTTTAATGCCATCTTAAGCTGTCTCTGTTAGGAACTGGTAGTAAGCCACTTCTCCGAAAGGCGGAACGATTTTGTCATTGCCGTGGATGATGAATACTGTATCACAGTAATCTGCATCTCCCCAACTGTCCCAAGGATAACCGTCTGTAAACATGATAAATTTCTTAGGAACGATATCATGCTCCTTCATATATTCCCAATTGGCCATAAAATCAGTACCGCCACCGCCCATGGGTTCGTATTCGTCGAACTCGTCCATGGAATAACCGTCGTAATCTTGTTCGTTGTATACCTTAGTATCAAAGCACCAGAGTTTAATTCTGAATTCCTTATACTCTTGCATAATGCCTTTGATCTCACTTAGGAAATCTTTTGCCATAGCATTGGTAACAGAGCCTGACATATCGATAGATACTGCAATGTCGATAGTTTCCTCAAAATTCATACCGGGCAATACTGCACCTAAGTGCCAACCTTTACGGTTAGGACGCTGGAATGTAAAGTCACTGCGAATAACACTTTGTATTTGCTGACGCAGTATTTCACGCCAGTTCATCTTAGGTTCGGTGAGTTCTTTAATCATTCGTTGTACGCTTGCAGGAGTGTTGCCTGCACCAGCGGCATTGGCGGCTTGGATTGTAGCTTCGCGGATCTCATCGCGAATCTTTTTCAGCTCTTCCTTGCTATATTGTGGCCGCCCATCCTTGCCATCTTTTTCCCAATCGATATGGTCGTCCAACAATTGACCCAGTGCATCGAGCTCTTGTTCGTCCATCTCATTGAAGATCTTATCATAAATTTCTTCAGCACCCATACCATAATATTTAGGATCATGGAAAATCTTGATATCAGGAACTTGGTGATCACCGATGTGGTCTCGAACCAACTGGCCGTTAACAGCATAGTCGGCGGCAATATTAAAGATGCGTGGATTACGACCTTCTCGCCGTCCCATGTGGTCGAATACGTTATGCAAGATTTCGTGTGCAATGACAAATTCAATCTGCTTAACAGTCATTTTTGTGAAAAACTCACGATTGAAATAAATGTGACGACCGTCAGTTGCGGCAGTACCACACCAATCTTCTGCTTCTTGGATCTTAAGTCGAGTAGCCATGTTGCCAAAGAACGGATGGCGAAGTAGTAGACCTACACGGGCTACGATGATTTTGTCGATTACTGGATCTGTATGTGACATATGTGCTCCTTAACTTATGTATATATTATAACACCTCCCGTAGGAGGTGTCAATTGGCACATTTTGATTACTTTTCAGTAGCTTGGCTAATGTACTTACCAAACTTAGCGTGGAATGCGTCGAAACATGCGATTTCGTCTGGATCCAACGGCAACTTGTAAGTGCTAAGGGCAATCTTAGTACCCATGATAACCAATTCTGTTTCGAAGTTATTCATCATAAATTCGAAGAAATTGTTAGTCATGTCTCCCCAGTTCTTAACATTCCTATCGCAAGCATCTTTGAGTTCATAGCACAAAGATACGGTCAAGGAATACATAGCTGAGATTTCTTTTGAGTCCATCTTTTTGATTTTGCCACTCAAAATATCTGTTGGGTTTGGCATTTTGCTAGAAATCTTACGATGTGCCATGAACTTGATAGCAAGTCCTTCACCGATAGAACCGCTTACAAGATCAGTAAGGGTATTTTCATCAGTATCATCGTCGATAAGCAATTCGCTGACAAAAGACCAGCTACGTGGAGTAGCAAAACTACGTGAGCTAGACTTAGGATCGAAATCGTACAAGTCTTTCTTTGAGAAGGTCAAGAAACCAACCACGTCCTTATGGATCTTATTTTCAGTAGCCCACTCAAAATAGTCTTCCCAGTCGACCTTCATTTCCAAGTGAACAAAACGGTTAGCCAAGGGAGCAGGCATCCGATATGTTACACCCTTGTCAGTTTCTCGGTTACCAGCGGCAACTAGCACAACATTATCGGGCAAATGGTATGTGCCAACACGGCGGTTCAACACCAACTGATAAGCCGCGGCCTGTACGCTAGGTGCCGCAGAGTTCATCTCATCCAAGAATAGGATGATTTGCTTATGTTGCTTTGCCATCTCAGCATCAGGCAATTCACCAGGAGGTGCCCAAACCATCTTGCTGGTATTAGAATCGAAATATGGAATACCCTTGATATCAGTAGGTTCCCAAAGAGACAAGCGAACGTCGATGACATGTGCGTCAAGCTCGTCGCCCAACTGCTTGATAATGTCGGACTTGCCGATACCTGGGGGGCCCCAGATAAAGATTGGACGCTTGCTTGCGAATGCTTTACGTAGTGACTTCTTTGCACCCTTAGGGCCTACTACGCGACTGTTAATCTCTGCCATCTTAGCTCCTTGCTGTATAAAATATGTAGAACAGTTTTGTTACTGTTTTATAAGTATAGCTTCACTCGGCCACTATGTCAACGTCTTTAGTCGGTAATTTGTCTATTTTTTATGGCTTTTATCAGTCCAAATTTGCGTATGTCATCCGAAAAAAGATAGAGCTCGAAACTCTTTTTTTCCGAAAATACCGTTATGCTTTTGGTTGTGAGATAATATGGACAGTCGATGTATCTGTCCAAAAAGATTATAGTCTGTGGACTTAGATCGATTTCAGCTGTAAACGGGACTTCATAACTTCTCAAATCCAATTCTTCTGTTAAGAATTCAAAACCTTGATCTGTTAGTCTAAGTCCGCCACCTATTTTGGTCCTGTTGTTAAACCACCAAGTTCGTTTATAGAGCTGTAGATTGGCTTCATCTGTGCTCTTATTCCATTGTTTAAGGAAAATTTTTGTATAAGTTTCTTTTGATATCATTTGACAACAGTACCGCTAGTGAGTTTGTAAACTTCAAACTCCTGGGTACCAAATGTCAAGTTTAATTTCTTTGCTAGATTGATAGCATGGCCAGGATTTGAAAAGCTGGTCTTCTTATATTTTGGGCCAGGATAACTTGTTACACTGCTAAAACTTTTTAGATTAAAGGGCTCGCCTTTATAGAACACTGCCCAGATGGCTTCAGACTCTAAAATCTGTTCAGATTTATAAGTCTTCTTATTTGTATGTTCTAATAATACTTTTGGCTTTGGTCTACTCATGATATGCGTCTCTTGATAAGTACGCATATATTTATCTATTTTTCGTTGCCAAAGACCCCACCATCCATACTTACAGTAACTACTTCTTGCCCTGTTCCTTGCTGTAATGCATTGAATAGAGTTTCGTAATCTTGATTTAATTTAACTAGTATTTCGTTTAGTGCTAAACTAAGCAATCTTGCCTGTTGTATAGGTATCTTAACTTCTTTTTGTTGGCTCAGCTCAGCCGCTTTTAACAGCTGAGAAAACTGAGCAATAGGTGTAGTATTAATTTGATTTTGCATTTGCTAGAACCTGTTTCATTTCGAACTCTGTCTTAAACGGACCTTTGCTAGGATAGCGTTCGATAGTGATTAGCTTAGGACAGAAACTACGTACCCAGCCTTTATCAAACTTAATTGTATAATAGCCCGCACAGTACAAGCTCTTGCTTTGATTACTTTTAGTAAACAAAGGTAGTTTTCGTCTTACATCGTACATGGCATTGTACGGTTTGCACATGGCAGGAAAACCATGCACTTCATAATCTTCTTCTTTGTGTGTAACTTTAACTTTAGGATTAGTTAAAAAGAAACCTTCTCCAAACTGCTTAGTTAGGTCTTGTTTCTTATTAAACATCACTTCGCCGTTAATACTGCTAAGAACGAACTTATTGTTATCTTTTTTGTGTAGTGTGGCAATCTTGTTACCACCTTCTTCTACGATCCAAAATTTGCCATCGACGATGGGCTTTGCATGTATGTCTGTCATTTTAGTCCCCTTTATAAGAGCCCCGCAGGCGCTCTAGTAATGTACATATATATTTATCTCTCATTTTAGTCAGTTTCCCCGCCTTCGCTTTCGGGTTCGGGGAATTCCGGACTAAACGGCCAACTTGTGCTAGGGTTGGGTCTAGGTTTTAGTTTGACATTTTCTTCAATGACTGTGCCGTCTTCTTCACACAAGCTAACTTGATATGGAGCGTCAATGACTAGATAGTCGTCTTCGACTTGCCAATCATGCTCTCCGTCAAACAACCAGCCAGCACCGCCTTCGTGATAAGATGATTCAAATTCTTCTTTTTGTTCTTCTGTAAAATCATCGCTGAACTCAAACCAACAAGCATGTTGGTCGTCTAGCTCCGATCCCCAGCCACAATCGTTTTTAGCGTGTGCTTGTATATCGCCTTCAAAAGGCAAATTACAGTCCATGTCTTCTTCTACAAAGCCTTGTCCCCAACGATAGTGGTCATCGATGTTGACCCAGCTGATAGAGCCGTCTGCATTTTCGCGGAACATTTCGATATGCCAGCAGATGCTCTTTTTGTTTAACGGTTTAATTAGGTATACTTTGCTCATTCATCAGTTCCCAAAAAATTTCATTACGTTTGACCTGTACCATTGTACGGAATACATCACGAAGATTGTCGCCTTTTCCTAGTACAGCCTGCATTAGCTTTTCATGTAGCAATTCATCAAGGTTCATTCTTTGTCCTTAAGATCTACTATTCTTTGTTTAGCCCAGCGCAAGTCAGCTTTTAGACTTTCGCTAAGATTCTTATACATTGCCAAATCATTACGTAGTTTTTCATCTAACTGTTCGTAAGTTTTTTGTTCGAGGTATTCTTTGCGGTTAAGCATAAACACACAACCAAATGCAAAACCTATGATTAGATAGATAAATTCTCCCATATTACTCTGCTAGTGGAATCGTATTGTACTCTTTAATTAGATCCAAAACTTCTGCTTCTGTATTGCAGATAGTCTTAGTATTTGCCCAGTCGTCTTTTTTGTTACGACCTCCGATTTCAACCATCCAACCGTTGTCGTAACGGTTAATAGTGATAGATTCATTTACTTTTACCAGTTTGCTTAGTGCCGCCATCTTTTTCTCCTTAATATGTGTAGATGTTCATTATGTAGTTAGGATCATTGAAAATCTTATCAGTTATCCTAATCTCTAATCTTGTCTTGCCTAGATAGGCTTTAATATTTGCTAATTTGTCGTCTATGATAGATTTTATCTTCATAGACTTTTTTGTAAACTTGCAATTATCTTCAGAAAATTCTAATCGTCTATTGTTAACTTTAAATCCGGCCAAAGAGCAATTATGATTCTCATCTCGGATTATTGCTAGCATGTAGTATTCTTCGATCTCAGAGACTTTTTTCAACCAACCGTTAACAAATAAATTCCAAAGAGATTGTTTATCTTTGGATTTAAAAAAACCCGATGCTTCTTCTTGTGAAGTCAGAGGTTGATACATACTAGCTTCTGTTGTAGTCCTTGCAATGATCTGTAGGCTTTTGACATCGCATTTAGTAGTATTGCTAATGCTAACATCTGCAATGCCTTTACCTGCACCGCACCATTCTGCGCCAGCAATACTATCTGCTACAGCATACTCCCAGAGTTCTTTACCCATGCTAAGTGGACGACCTCTAGCAACATTTTTTCTATATGGTGCTAGATAAGAATCCATCTCTGCCTGGAAATTACTGACAAAGTCTTTACCTATTAGAGACTTCAACTCTTCTACAGGTATAGGAACTAGACAGTATGACATTAATTTACCTTAGGATACTTTGCTTGGAACGGTTCGGCATACGATTGTATGTTGTCTGCAATCTTCTTCATATCCCAAGTGTTGCAGAATTTAAGCATACGTATTCCTACTTGGTCTACAGTTTTTGGTGTACAACCTGTAGTAATAGTAGACTTAATAACTTCCTTAATGTCAGGCGGCTGTTGCGTAAGGTCGATAAGTCGGCGATTACGCTCGTAATCTTCTAGTACACGATGCTCTTTGCCTTCGTGATCGACCCAACGCTGTAACATTAGATTGTTCCAACTGTAGCCTTTGCTCTTGCGATCTTCAAACGCTTCCGTGAGTCCGACCTTGCTTTTCGTTCCTTTTGTTCTAACTCCCGGATAAGCTGAGAAAACGTTGTCACTCGTGTCACCTCGCATGCACTTTTCGAAGAGCATCCATTCTGGGTCGAGTGGGAGTTTAGGCTCTCCTGTTTTCTTGTCTTTGACTGGCTTACCTTTAGCATCGAAATATCCTTCATGTGTTATGTGATGGTCTGCCACACCGTTGTATTGGCTTACTGTTGGACTGATCAACTGCTGAAAATCGCTGTCAGTTGATATGATAACGTGCTTGGATTCTGGGTGCGATTGGATAAAACCTGCAATTAAGTCATCTGCTTCTAATTGCGGGTGTTGTAATACGGTTGCATTAGTCTTTTCTGTAACAAACTCTTTGAACTTATCAAATGCTTCCCAGAAAAGCTGATCTTCTTCTTGCTCTCGTGGTGTAAGTGCCGCACGACTTTCTGCACGATTACGTTTATACGGTTCGTAATAGTCTTTACGCCACGAACGACCTTCGAGACAGAACACAACATGTTCGCCTTCGAAATCTTGCCATGCTTTCTTGATACTGTTAAATGTGATATGGAAAGCCATGCCAAGTTTCATGTCGGCATTGCCTTGTACAGCATGTCTAGCACGAAAGAACGTGTTAGCAGTATCAACGATTATATATGTCATCCAATTTCCGATCTAGTAGCGTCCAGTTTCTGGACATTAATAAAACCTTGACTACGATTAGCCATGTCTAATCCTTCTTCGGATAGCATGTTACGGACAATAGTCTTAAACCAAAGGTCTACTACTGTTTCATCTGTATCACCGTCAAATCCAAATCCAGCTTCTCGTAATTGTAACACAAAGTACTCGTTCCAGTCAATCTCAAAGAATCCATTCGATGGATTCTCTTTGTTTACATGAGTTTCCAAAACAGCTACCCAAGGTTCTTTCCTTTTGGTAGCACGTTGTTTTGGCGTCATCTTTGATAGTTCTTCTGCTTCTTGAGCTCTAACAGCCGCGGCCGTTGCTTCTTCGGCTAGACGTTTAGCTTCTTCGGCAATCTGTACTGCTCGTTCTGCTTCTTCTCTTGCTTTAGCCTCGACTTTATCAAGGCCTGTTATTTTCTTTAGAAAGTTTTTCATACATTAGGTTCCCCATTCGTTTTTGAATAATGGCACTTGTAGTCGATCACTGTACCGCCAGCCTTTTCGCATTGCCATTTCTGCCACTGCACGATTGTTAAGGGTATACACCCGCTCAACACCACCGACAGGCATAATATATACAGGACCTGTAAACCCTGCTTCACGGAACTCTGCAACTGCTCGTTCTGCATCTTTAAGGTCCTCCTCTGTTGCTACAACAAACTTCAAATATACATAACCGATTTCTTCATATGAACAGACAATTTCTGGACGTATCGCTTCTTCCCACTTTTCACCACTACATGGAAGTTTAGCACTTACACTGAATGTAATTTCACGTACTCGAAAATCCTCAGGAAATGCCCAGTTAATCAAATAATCTTTAAACTCTGGCGTAATTTCCTGAGTACCGTTTGTTTCAAATGTAATCTCTTTTAGATTTGACATTTTAGGATTATCTAGTAGATCGGGATAAGCACGTTGCCAACCTAGTAAAGGCTCACCGCCTGTGATTACAAGATGTTCATCTTCCCAGTGATTATGAGGAAGTATTTCCATAATGCGATCTGCAATACCATCACTTTCTAAGACTGGACTTAGATTCTTAAAAGCAGGATGCCAACTAGCATAGCTATCACATCCTGTAGATACCAAAGGTAATTGCTTGTATTCCTTAAACATCTCTGCGCCTAGAGCAAGTTCATCTGCTTCTTCGCTTAATTGACCCCTAGGCATACCAAAGCCTGCACACTTAAAGTTACAACCGAATGTACGTAAGAAAATAGAAGGAACACCCATATAGCGTCCTTCTCCTTGTACACTGTAAAACAGTTCTGCTATCTTAATCTTGCTCATGTGCAATCACCTTGTTCTGCTAGTTTTGCTGTTGCTGACTTTTCTTTACGTCCTGATTTAAACACTTTAACATCGTTCATAGCAGAACGCAAGGTTTCCGAGTAATTTAGAGCCATCTGCTCATTAAGTACGAGGCTACTTTGATATTTGACATAGCCCTTAAACCAAATATCTCTAGTTAGACGTAAACGATTAACTAGGCCGTTCCACAAACCAGTCCAGAACCAATTAAATTCTTGCAGCCAAATACTATCGATATTATATCGAGGTTCCACCGATCTACGCCAAAAGTTTGTATGCTGTGTTGTATAGATGCTGACAGTGACATGAAATTCATCTGCTTCGATGTCTAGTGTATGT